CATTTGCAAAAGATCTCATAAAACGATCCTTCACATTTGAACAACATATCATCACCATTCACTATCACATTTCTTCTCAACAAGCCTCTCAAGCTTTTTCTATATCTTCTTTCAGTCCTACTAACAGCTGCCATTATCCAACGATCGATAGCAGTGTAATATACCGAAAGGTTTATAACACATAGCAACGGAAAAGAGAGTGGATGACCCATTAACTGGCCATCACAAAGTTCAGCATCCTCAATGTCAGGGAAACCTTTCATTTTTGGATACCTAACTGTTCCAGATGCACTCAAAGCGAGCCAAACTTCTTCAAAGTTTGGTAAGTTTTTCAAAGGCCGGATACAATCCAAAGTACACTCTTTCTTTAAAAGATCAGTTGCAGCTTCATAGTCAACCGAACAGAAATACGGGAGTTTCACATTTTCATGTATTTTATTAACTTTCATTGTGAGGTCTTCATGTAACATAGTTGAGGCATAATGATTCTTCCAAGAATCTAAAAGTATTCCTTGAACTGGCTGTAAAAAAGTATACAAGTAGCCATGTCCTTTGGTTATAATTCTAAATTTTGAAGGTTCAGGAACTGCGACAACTTGAAGATCAAACAAATCCTCCCCACAATTTTCAATTGATTCTCTAACTCTTCTTCTACTTTCTTCATAATTTCTCTTCCTCCAACTATCCAGCTCTATACTTAATGCTCTTAATTTCCCGATCTTGGCTGCGAGATCTGATTCCAAAGCAGCACGGAAATCTAAGTCTTCAAACATACTTAACGCACCACCGTCATTGACGGTTGCTTGTAAGCATGCTTTACCACTTGGAACGAACTTCTCACCTGTACTTGTCCATCCGAAAACAGACCAAGACGTGTAACTAATCATCTTGGAAAGATCTTCAGGCACGAAGCCATGAGGGTTCGAAATCCGTTCTTTATGCTTGAGCAAAGAAGCATATTTTTTCTCTTGTCCTAGAACAGGCCAAGATCTTTTGGAACCTTTTTGAAGAGAATAAATAAGCGACAGATCCTTTTTTGAAATTGCCCGAGCAATGAATTTTCGTAACCAACCAGAAAATAGAGGTTGATCAATCCATTGTTCTTTTTGAGGTCTCTGATAATCCCCAAAACATTGACACATATAATAGTCTAACCAGTATTTAACAAATACTTGTTCCCTATTATCTGATGATGTGTAATGGCATATTCGTTCAAAGGTCTTTTTGAATGAAGAAATGCACCTTCCTAGTTCCTTGGAAGAGAACCACTCTTTGATTCTTATAGAGCGGCGTGCAACAATGGGCCATATTAGAGATTCTAGTATAACAAGCGAAGCACCATATTTTTCCTTATCTACTCCAAAGGAAACGGAGTTTTTAATGAACAGTACTAGGTGACCAGCGGAACGTATACTAGAACGTCCCTGATCAACACAACTAATACTAGTCGCTTCGATACGACCAATCGTGGTCATCGAACATCCCAAGATGGAATTTCTAGCATCTTGAGAACTAGAGATACTGATTGACCTTTCAGTATCACGTTTTATTTTTTTACAAGTCATTTTCTTTGGCTTGG